CAAGAACGCCCCGGCAAAGGCGAAAGAGGCAGCATCGAACATCTGGAACAACATCGTCACAACAGTGCAGGCACTTCCCGGAAAGGTCGGCGAGTTTTTCTCCGGTGCATTTCAGAAGATCGTGGAGTTTGCGACATCTGCACCCTCTAAGGCGAAGGAAGCAGCCACCGGCATTTTCGACAACATCAAGAATACGCTGGAGGAACTGCCGGAAAAAATGTTGGAAATCGGCGAGAACATCGTTACAGGCATCTGGAACGGCATCACCGGTGCAACACAGTGGCTAAAGGACAAGGTCAGCGGATTCGTAGACGGCATTGTGGATGGCTTTACCGGGAAGAAGGGACTGGACAGCCACAGCCCCTCGCGGCGTATGAGTAAAGACGTTGGACGCTGGATTCCTGCCGGAATCGGTGTCGG